CACCATCCTCGACTGTGATATCAATATCTTCTTGTTTCCAACCAGCAATAGCGACTTGGACAAGATACTTGTCATCGCCATCTTTGATGATATTGTATGGAGGATAGTTGGTTGTTTTTTGTTGGTGTGTGTTAATATGATGCATTCTGTCTAGAATACGGTCAAACCCAACAAATAATGGATCATGGTTTAATGCTTGTGATAATGTCATAGTTATCTCCTTTATTAAGCAAGATTAATGTTAAGCGAACCCATAAGGCGTTCGCATTATTATTTATAACAGAAAATCAAACTGTTATAAAATTATCTATATCCTTCAAAACCTTCGCCTTCAATAAGCGCATTCTCCCAGTCATCTCGATCTTCTTCAGATTCGTAAACTGTAAAAGAACCTTGCATATCAAAAGGTTTATCAACGATATCAGATTCAATTTCCATCCATGTATTTTTTGTTTTAGCTTCTTCTTGAAACTTTTCTGCAGCTTCTTCTGGAGAATCTGCTTCTACTTCAGCCGTAAATGCATACTCTTGAGTCATGCAATACATTCCATGAATATAGTAAGTAGCCATTATTTTTTCCTACCGATACTGTATTTGGCAACCAACTCCCATTCTTCTTTTTCTTTATAAGGAAGAATCTTAATCTGTGATAAGGGAGCTTGAGGCTCTTCAGTTTTCGTTTTTTCTACAATTTTAACCAATTCCCATTGCTGTAATAAGTTAATAATTGTATTTCGTCTACCTACATCTTCGGCATCAAAATTTGTTTGTTTTCCATCTAACATAAACAATTCTTTGAAATGCACAATATAGTACTTTCCTTGTTTATGTAAAATATGGCACGATTGATATAATTTTTGGTCTTTTTTAGATGCGATACCAATACGGGTAAGTGTTTCTTTGACTTTTAGAAAACTTTCTTCGTTTGGCAACTCAATTTCGACCAGGTTTTCTACTTGGTTCATTATTAGTTCCACCTTTTTCTTTTTGTTCTTTCATAGTTTTAATTTGTTCTCTAGTCAATAAAGACAGGTATTGATTTCCTACTATCTTATTACATTCATAATAATCACATATGAACTCAAGATCTTCATCGCTAGTTGCCTTAACCCATTTTTCAAATCGTTTCTTAGGTCTAATACTATTTATAAGAAACTCATATTGCGGACGGTGGTCTAATTCGTAGTATTGATTTACAAGATTTGCATGTAAAATCGTATCCGGAAAATACGACAATGCAATATTAGTGAACCAAGGATTATATTGTTGTTCTGCTAAAACATCGTTTTCTGTTCCTCGCATCATATTCTTTTTTGTATTGTTGATACTATCTACGTAGTCAAAAGGATTACTCTTGCTCATCTTCCATACCTCTAATTATGGTGGTTGAGCTATCTACCTTTTCACAGCATAGCGCACATATTTTCTTTTTATCGGTTCCTCTAGAACCGTCTTTCTCTTTAAATGAATATTCAAGGTATCCATAGTCTTTATCATTAATTTTACCTGAACATAAAAAACAAACTTTCTTGTGACCGAAATTCAATTTCATTTCCAATCTGCCTCCGCCATAATAGACGCAAGTGCAGCAACACGATTGATTTCCGGATTTGCAACAAATGCTTCTTTATATTGATATTCTGCTAAGATAATAATTGTATCAGCAATAGATTGTGTTGTTTTTAGCTTTATTGGTAAAAGGTCATATAGATATCTATACAAGGCTGTGCTATCGATATCGTTATTCAACCCTACCCATTTACGAACTTCTGTGAAATTCTTAGATTTCATCAATTGAAGCAATTTTTCTATATTGTCATCAGATTGATTTCTTAAGATACCAGCATCAATGCGACCAGTAGCAGCATAACGCTGTAATTCATTAAGGCATCTACGCCAATCCGGGAAATAAGATTGTACCAAAGAAGCAACAGCTTTATTATCATATTCAACTCCTTCTTCATTTAAAATATGACAAACACGTTTATAGAACTGTTGTGCCATCTGTGCTTTTTCATCATTAGGAATATTAAATTCAATTACACTACAACGAGAGTGTAACGGATCAATAATACGATTCTTGAAATTACATGTTAGAATAAATCCACAATTCTTACTGTATTCTTCCATAAAATTACGGAGTGCAGGTTGTGTGGAATTTGCATTAAGGTAATCTGCCTCATCAAGAATTACATATTTGCGTCCACCTGAAAAAGAAACGCTTGAGGCAAAGTTTGATATTTCTATACGAAGGGTATCAATGTTACCATTCATCGACCCGTTGATAACGATGTAATCCGAGCCCATGCTTTCGAGCATAGCTTTCGCAATCGTAGTTTTACCAACACCAGCTCGGCCTGAAAGTAGCAGGTTAGGAACATTATCTTGGTCGACAAACTGTTGAAAGGTAGCTTTAAGATTTTTCGGTAAGATTGTTTCATCTACTTTCCTCGGACGGTATTTCTCAACCCACAAAAATTCATTCATCATTCTCTCCAGTCATAATATAAAAGTAGGGGAGATATACCCCTCCCCCTTGGGTAGAGAGATATTACTCTCCAGCTGGAGTTTCCTCTCCAGTTTCCTCAGCCGCAGGGGAGTCATCGGCTTGTGGAATATCGACTTCCTGTCCATTCTTTTGAGCTTCTTTCAAAAACTCAACTAGTTTGTTACGAAGTGTACCTACAGGTACCATTTCGTCACCATTGATGGCGCCACGCTTGACGACTACATCAATAACTTGAACCATTGCAGAAATATCTGCAAGGCCAATAGATGCACCTTGCGGTGCTGCTGTTTGTTCAGTCATATAGGATCTCCTTTATTTTGCTTCGACTGCAATCCAATATTGGACACTTTCAGATTTAAAATGTGCCATGCCTTTAGACGAAAGCGCAACTTCATAATCGGCTGGCATGAGTTTCAAGTTGTCTGTACGGATAATCATATTAAACGGTGCACCGGAATAATCATCTTTAATTACAACATCGAAACTATCCGCTGTGGGATTCTTGCTATCAACTGCAGACATAGTAACTGTAGTACCAAATGCTGCAAAACCTACTTCATTCAATGACAAAACACCTGCTGCACGAATAACGCTATCAATAGTTTTCCATGGCAATTTAACTTGCAATTCTGGATCAGGCAAATTAATATCCTTTTCCGGAGGTGTAATAATCATAGTGGGAGATGCATACGTGTACTTAAGTTCGGAACGTCCGCTACTAATATTAAACTTTGTATCTTGAAATTGAATTTCTGGATCATCAAACAACTGAAGTGTTGCTAGATATCTAGATAAGTCATAAACGGCTGCCTCACTCGGAACTGACTCTGTAATTGTGGCTGCTGCCATGACCGTTTTTTGTGGAGAGATGGTTCTAAGAGTATTACCCGGTTTGAATAATACGCTAGGATTAATCGAAGAAAAGTTCTTCAATACGTTTAAAGTTTCATTACTAAATTTCATATCACTGTTTTCCTTGTTGTTTTGCTAATGCTCTACGCTGTTGACGATTCAATTTTGGCATTGTAACATCAATACTGTCGTTTGTCAACTTATTTGTTGAACTAACGCCTAACTTTGTTAAGTCGTTTTGCTTGTTTCCAGCGTAATGTTTTTTATTAGATGCTTTTGTAGCTGTGGGACTTGCTTGAATTGCTCCAATTGCTTGCATATTACCTTTAAAAGAATATGTTCCCACATGTTGCATTTGCATCCATGGACAATACCAAACTTTCATTCCAATATCACGGACATAATGACTGAACATGTAATCTTCAGATAGATATCTTTTAGTTTTCGGATCAATAATACAATCAAAAAATGCCGTAATTTCTTTTGACCCATCAAAGTGTTCTGTTCTTGCATGGTCAGGTAGATAACTTAATTCCGGATATGCCTCTGCATACTTTTCAAACACTTTACGATGGATCATCATAAATCCTGTGCCGCCTTCTTTAATTTCAACAGGTTCATCAATTCTAAATGATTTTTGACCTTCAACAGGATTGAAAACATAGTCACCTGCAAACTGCTCAAGCTCAAATGGATTTTCAGATCCATACCCTGCATCACAGGCTGCTTTAACTTTTTCCCAAGCAATTGTCTTTTTAGGATATGGCCCACAAACAACGTCCATGCCATCATCTTCATTACAAAGGTGAAGCAAAGTAATAACGTCTTTCCAATTAAATCCGATATCAGAATCAATAAAAATCATATGCGAACAATCACTACGTAAAAATTCATCAACGCAATAATTTCTTGCACGAGTAATTAGAGACTCATTAAACAGATAATATAGCTTTAAAGGAACTCCTGCCCTTGCCATATTCTGACTTAACTCCGCAACTGCTTTTGTATAAAAGCCACTACAGTTTCCGCCATACATAGGTGTTGCTAGAAATAAACTTTTATTTTTATCTGTTATATCCGACCAACCAAATTCATTTATTGCCATTATTTACCTCATTTTCTACATCATGGATATGAAGTTGGATTAATGCATAATGCAATACCTTCATCAGATCCTTTCGAGCATCAGTAGGTGTGCCTTTTTTGCCATACCGCTGTGCATATTTCAATACATTACCAATACAGAAACCTGTACCGTGACCACCATCAATGATGAACTCAGTTGCTTGAAATTTGTCTTTGGAATAGTGCTGACTATAGGTCGCATCAACATATCGCTTAAACTCATCAATCAGTGTTGCTTCATTGTATTTGTAGTCAATATTATTTATATCGCTTTTAGACAGTTTCATCATTCTTCCTTAATAAAAACACCATCAACCATTTTACCCTTACGGTCCTTAATGTCATTATATGCTTGTTCAAGGCAATGTTCAATCGTTAGATTATTTCGCTCTGCAATATTAATAAGAACAACCATCATATCACCAATGTCATCTGCGATATCTCGACCTTTACAAATATTGTCTGATAATTCACCCGCTTCTTGAATAAGTTTCATATACTGATCTTTATCAGTTGCACCATCAATCAAATTACGGTCATAATGCCATTGGACAATATTGTTAATCAATTCTTGTGTTTTACTCAATTTCATCTCCTATCTTTCCGTTTGAGGAAGGTCATTCTCTGCACGATGAATTGCTTGTAATCGCATAATATCTGCTGCAATATCGTGGACGGAATTATGTGCCGCAAATGCTTGTTCCCAATATTCAACGTCTGAAACAGGAACAAACCCATTCTTTGTGCTGAAATTGAACTTAGCGTCAATGAATGTACGAGTGTCCCGTACACGCCAAAACATCAAGTATTCATTCAACGAGTGATGGCGGTTACAATCAGTCATAATACGCCAAAGAATTAATGGATCAAATACGTTAGCACGACTCCACCAGTACTCAATTTTAGGTTTACCTGCTAAGTAAGAAATAAACAAATCACAGAATTGCTCTTGTGTCAAATCGCCTGACTTGGGTTTAATGTGCTGTTTAACTTCCGGGTCTTGTTCTTCCCAGAATTGAACAGTTTTCTTTTCAACAACAGCCCCATAATTTTTAACTTGATCTTCAACAGACAATTTCATTCTAATACATGTGTTGGTAACAAGTTCCTCAAACGTATAAGGGTCTTCTAGGAATCTTTCCCATATAAAAGTCCCCATGCCCACATCAATAGCAGGACACCGTAAGGCGTCCTGTCCTAATGTTTCAAAATCAAGTATAAAATCAGTTCTCATTAATCACCAAAATATTCATCTACAACAGATTTGATTTCACCTTGTAGCGCTGCTTCGAGCATAATATCAGTATATCGTTCCTTCGCCTTACCAATAATATCAATCAATTCTGCGGGATTATCAATTTTATCTAGCATGTCCATAACTTGGGTACCAATACCCGCTGTTCCGCCAGATGCCTTTTTCCACTTAAAACGATATTTGAATTTACTATTCATCGCTTTATGCAATTGCTGCTCAAGTGTACCTTCTTTGTCAGGTTCGGTAAACAAGAATCGTATCATCACATCTTCTAGATTGATGTTCATTTGTTTAAGCATTTTACCGCAAGTGTGCTTGCCGGTTCGAATACCTACAACACGTCTAAACACATCTTTACCCATGCCGATATATCCGATTTCTTCAGAAATATATTCGTCTATGGGCATATCAGATTTTAGGGCAATCTGATATACACCTGCCCCAGTTACATCCATGTCTTCTTTCATATCTCGCACTGCCTTTGTATTACCTACAGGCATATCAACAAAGCGTGTCCACTCCGTCTGTGCAATAATATTATCTTCGATTGTAGGCGCTTTGCCTATCTTTGTGATTGTCGCTTCGTTCATAATATAGTTTCCTTTCACGTAAAATAATAGGGATTTTCAACTGTGATAAATTCATTGACCACATTATCCATATTAACATCATTAAAGTTAAATGTCAAGAGTTTATTTGCAGGTACCTTGACAGAACCTGAAAACTTTGTAGACGAGATGTCTCCTAAGTCATTATAGAACAAAGGTGATATCTCATTTCTTGCAAGATATAATTTTTTATTATCGTATAGTACACATGCAAAGGTACCGTCTAACCCATCAAAATTTCCTGTTTGTGCATAATGCATAAGGATTAGTTTTGTGTCCCAATTTTCGGCATTATCATACTGTTCTTGTAAACGTTTTACATCTTTATCTTTGATAATGCCATTGTGCCACAAATACTTTCCATTATATTCTGCGGGATGTACCGATGCCATAGTTTTAGCATCGGTTGTTGGGGCCTGTTGATGAGCAATAATATAATCGTCATCCTTAATGGCAAAAAGATGCTTATCAATATCTAACTCATCCATACCACGATAGGCATACATCATATTATAGTTTTTATCAAACACAAAAAGAGAGTGCGAGTGCGTACCACGATAAGCATTTAAAGCGGCAAGCTCTCGCAATCTCTTTACGTCAAATGATCCAATTATAGAGCACATAATTAATAGCAATATCCGTAAATGATATCAGAATCAGGTTTATCAATTGTTTCACTAACCATATCGATTAACAAATCTTTTTCATCGTTAGATGAAGTGTCACATTTAAGCGCATCTTTTATGATATTTAGTTGTTCGATGTTCATTTCAATTGTCACAGTTTTCATAGTATACCTTTCATCATTTATACTATAATATAACATCATTACAACAGTTTGTCAACCACTGGCTAATACAATTTTACAAATATGTTCTAGTCGTTCAATATGCTCAAAGGCACGCCAAGGTGTTTCATCGATAGCAACAACACCGTGTCCTTTGATACCTACAATGTCATATGCAATAGTGCCTGTGTTCGCTCCCAGTCCTAAGTTAACATGGCATGCTTGTCCCAATTCATCTGAGGTGGGAGCAACATCTGGAGTGCTTGGAGCGACTTTAGTATATCTTCCCAATTCTGGAAAATCGTTAACGAGCTCTTCTAGTTTAAGTCCCTTATGCATTGCTGCTATGATATAAGTTGGATGTAAATGAACTACGACTCTTACATCCTGTCCAGCCGGTATGTTTTTTTGCAATCCGAAATGCAGAGGCAATTCTCCACTCGGTTTAAGATTTGCGCTCAAATCTGTATACTGTAAAATTGTAGGAATTAGACTTGCAGAGCCTGCACCATCTTGAACCATAAACCCGATCTTCTTCCACATTGCAGGTTGAAGTTCTTGTTTACGAACACCGGATGGCGTAATCCAAAAATGATCTCGGTCGTGCCAACGAACCGAGATATTTCCATCTCGGGCCGTGATCCAGTTTCTATTGTATGCTTCACGCATTAAGTCGGAACATGTTTCTAACATAATTACTCTGTTTTTTGCTTAAGTTTTTGGATTTGTTGTTCTACAGATAACTTACCCGTACCTTGATTTAGTTTTTCTTCCGCTTTATCTAGCAAATCAGAAATAGTCATAACATTAGTAAATTCATTTTCATCAATTTCTGTATCAAATTTTTCTTCTGTTTCAATGATAATTTCTGTTAAATCAAGACTATCTAAATTTAAACTTCTAATTTCGGTTTCTAAAGTTATTTCTGGAATACCTTGAGGATTAGAAGATAACCTTTCGTTCACTTCTAATTTTTCTGTTATGATAGAACAAACCTGTTCAAACATTTCTTCTCTTGTCATTATGCTACCTCATGTTGTTCAATTAATTCAATCCAGGGAATATCTCTCTGATATTCGATTGGATCTGGAATACCTGCCTTAACAAAGTTTTGAATCCTTTCAGCACACGATGGGCATATACCGCAAGAACGCATTGCAATATCTGGATTATAACATGTTAAGGTATGCGACAATAAATGTTCTTTTTCCATTTCCTGTGCAATTCTAATTTCATCATACTTAGATAACAATGAAAATGGTGCCAAAACCTGTACCTTGTGAGTACGATTCTGACTTGCTACTGCATTGATTGAGTCTACAAACTTTTGAGTTGTATCCCAATATCCATATTCATCATGTACCTGCAATCCTGTGAAAACATGACTGCAATTGCTTGCTTCTGCTTGCGCCATTGTCAGCGACAACAGAATCAAATTACGAAAAGGAACATATGTCTTGGGTTGTGGATCACCCAACACATCTTGGATAGTTGGCATCTCAACAGATGTTCCAGCAATGTTTGCTGAAATAGGTTCAGCAATTTCACCTAAGATACCTAAGTTAAGAATCTTGTGACCTATGTTTAACTTCTGACATAATGCTGCTGCCTGATGCAATTCTGCTTTTTGTTTTTGACCATAATCATATGATACAGCAAACACTCTATCTGCGCCATACTTTTCAACGAGCATCATTGTCATAATGCCAGAATCTAATCCACCCGACATAACAGACAGAACATTCTTATCTGTATCAGGCAAACTATTTAATGCTTCGCTTAATCTCATTTTACTGCCTCAACGTTTTTTCAGATACGACCATGCTGTTTCGTAACCCGTTTGCAATATTACCCAAATGACTATGAGAGTAACGGGCAGGATTAATATCAATGCCCCCACGCCTAGTATACAGACAACATACAAATAACTCATCAGGTCCAAACTTATCCAATAGGCGCTTGTAAATACATTCGCAAATTTCTTCATGGAAATGATTCTCCTTACGCATACTTACAATGTATTGTAATAATGACTCATATGTTGGCAAGTGTTCACCTTTCATGTAAATGTAAACATCACCCCAATCTGGTTGATTTGTCACTCGACAATTAGAACGCAAAGAGGGCGTCCACACCCAAAGATCTTCATCATAATATTCATCTTCAGAAGTTTTTAAGATATCTGGATTTTCATTGTAATGATTGAACTCAATACTTTCTGGTTCAACTTCATAATCTAAACATCTAAAGCTATATGATTCCAAAGGTTGTGCAATGGAATGTCTTTCTTCATCTGCACGATGTAGGTAAACCTCTACGTCTGTCATAAGAGCTTCGGATAAATCTAAGCTAATTTGCTTACGAACTCTTGACAAAGCCTCATCTACTGTATCACCCATCTTTGCAAGATTGTATGAGTTAAGATATAGTTTTAACGACTTAGATTCAACAATAGATTCAGATTCAGACCCATAAACAAGTTTTGCTATACAACTTACAGGATATCCATTGTTCAAAAGAAATGATACTTCATAAGCGTGCCATGTATCAAATCCATAAAATTCTGTGCCAGATAAATCGTATTGTGTTCTATTTAAAATTCGTGGAACAGGCACCAATAAACTTTTATCTATATAGTCAGGTGTAACATAAGGTTTTACAACAGATCCATCACCTGCTTTACCTAAATGTTGACTTGCAATTTCATTAATATCAACCATTCATTATATCTCCGGTTTTTGTTAAAAATAGAGGTTGTACATTTGTATAATCAGTTTGTGATTCTATCCATGATAACACGTTAGGTACCTTTGTGTCAACCAACCCGAACCAATCTGTCCACATCTTTAGTCGTGTAAGTTTACGTTTGACTTCAGATACGGATTTAATATCAGGTGGTGTCATTTCACACAGAGCACCTCGCTCGCCATCTACTCGGAGCATGTTCCAACCACGACCAAATAACTTCTGAGTCATTTGATTCTTTCTCTTTTCTGGGTTGCCGGAAACCAAGAATCGAATCAACTCGAAGTCACATGAAAAAGGACGATGTGTGTAGATGCCACATCGACCGTCTTGTAAGTTTAGATTTTTACATTTGATGCCATCATGGTCATCTTGCTTATCACTAAACACTCTTATAAACTTGCCATTAAATTCAATAGCACGCTCTTGTGTATGCTCAGGCCTATCTTCACCAGGAAGAAAGTCAAGAGAGAACCTTGGGCAACACCCACCACAACCCGCAGGACAGGTGAAGTCCCTTAATAGCATAGGAGAGACCCGCAGAGCTTGGGGCTCATAGGTAACATTTTTATATTCGAACTTTGTATTTGTTACACAAGCAAAGTATGTATTAACAATCTTATCTATGCTGTCTGTGTATGCTACATTAACTGTGCCTTTCATTATCAACTCTTTCCCATGTATTATCTGATGTATATTTAAAACTGCCTTTAAACTCTTTTGACCATTGATGAGGTTCAATTAAACTTAAAAATAATGTGCCAATTTCATCAACATAAAGATGATATATTTTACCTACGACAGGTATAAAAGCATATTTAGCGCTGTATACTAATTGGGTATCTTCAACCTGTTTTACGAGTCTAAAGTATTCCTCTTTAAGCTCATCAAACTTTGTCTCAAAATAGTTTGATGCATTTGCACCACGCTCTTTTTTATGTTTAACTACATCTGGAATAGTAAAAGCGGGTGCGCCTACATTTGTAGGATAAGGCATGCTTGCCGGATTTGCCACAACATTGTCTGGCTTTTTCATTAGAAGAACTTTTCTAAACCAAAAGATTCTTCTTTACGAGCAATCCTCGCAGATGACACATAACCTTTAAACATATTCATCCAATGATTCATATCATCATCTGTTTTAACTTGCTTGAGGAACTTAATTGCCTTAATATTCATCTCGCCTCTTGCGCCAATAAAGTCTCCACCTGCAACCACATCAAGACATTCAATAAAATTCTTGACTTGATATAAGGAGTATGTAAAGTTGGATAAAGCTGCGCCACGAATCTTCTTCGGATCGCCAGACAATGCCGCTTGTTCTGGGATAGGTGCATAGTTCCATGTACCATCTTCCTTGACAAAGAACACATTATCCATATACCAATCAAATGTGCCTACCTGCTCAAACAAAGGTTCAAACGTAGAATATACATCATGTAGCACGCCTTCTAACTTATCGTTTCTTGTGCCGCCTAATGACTTACATGTGCCATTTAATTTCATCAACCCATAGTGCAAACAGACAGTATGTGAAGATGAGTCGTATGATACTTTTTCGTAATCTGCAAGGAAACCAGAATGCTCGAGATACAATACGGGTGCCATTCGTGGAATAGAACCTACACCTAACAAGTGAATTTGTTTTGTTGCCGCAGGATTTGCAAACTTAGCAATACGATGTGCTGCTCGCAACATATCAATTGACTCAAGTTCCTTATTACCCATACATGTATCTGCAACAGCAATACCACCTACATTTTTGAAGTGTTCATCTGTTAACATGTCTTGAATAATTGAATACCACCTGACCATATCATCTGCAGTATTACCTTGCACGATAATGATAACTTTAGTATGTGCATCTTTGGTTTGAAAATATTCAATCTGACGCTTGATATTCTCGCCCGTTGCTCTTGCAGTTTCTTCGAATCTATCTTGATTGAATACTTTATTGCCAACATTAGAACGCTCATTTCGAGTACGAACTAAGGATACAGACTCTAGAGGAATATCATCAAAGCACATGGCGTAATCTGAGAAGGTCTGAACATCGTAAATATCGTCTTTAATTTGTGGTGTTA